CTAGCATTGAAAACTTCTCACCAATTTGGTAGTAGTCTATCTGGAGATTTGCTACTGCACTTCTAAGTTCGTCTATTTCCAACATCGTCATCATTCTCGCTTTCCTCTCCATCATTAGTTTGCAACTGTGGAGGAACAAAAGTAGTGAGCTGTGTCACATTTTTTTCAAGGTTTTCTTCAATTTTCCTTTCAGCTTCTTCCAAGGTAATGTCTTTATTATTGCGTACCATGATCTCTGCAAGCGTCGTTTGACCATTCTTTAAATCCCAATCATCTCGCTGAATCTTTTCAGCTTCTGATTTTGGATACTCTGGCTCAAGGAAATCAATTCCAAATTTATTAGGGAGCTTAACATAAGGTTTCCCAACAAGTTGCTCAATTTCATAAAAATCATTTTCGTATTGCCTCCACAGTTCTATATCATCTTTAAAATCTTCAAAAGATTCCAAGTCTTTAATCTGAAGTGCTATACCAGAAGGGGTTTCCCCACCATCCTGTGCAAATTGTACAAACATGTGGTTAGATTGGGCTAATAACTCTATTTGAAATTTAATAGAGTCAATTACTGCCTGTAGATTCCCCCCAGGAGATGCAATCCCAAAATTTGCACCTTCGGGCAGAGAAATAATCATATCACTACCTGCTCTTGCAGTCATATCAGCTTCGGGAACGCCTGTAGCCCAAGGCTGTCCAAACATTTGGTATCTCAACCCCAATTGCATTTCAGTAAGGGTAATATTTACATGAGTATTACAATTAATAATATCACTAGCACCATCTACAAAGAAAGAATCAATCTGATGCTCACGATGGGTAAAAACAACTGGCAATTTGCCAAGATTGTGAACTTCTTCCTTGAGAATATTCCCATCTTTATCATATTCAATATAATATTCATCGTCAATGTATGCAAACGCCTCATCTCCAAATCCATAAGAAGGATCATCCACAGGACTCATAAGGGGATAAGATATTGCAATAGGATTAAATGGATCGCTTGGATCAAAATGTGGAATAAAGAAATAAATTGGATGATAGCAAAACTTATCCTCTTCGTAGGTAACTTGAGTGGCAATAGTTCCTAATAATCTCGTCATTCTTTCAATATGCTTAAAAGAAACATCCTTCTTTTTTGTATAGCTAGTGTATTTCTTGCTTACATTCCTAGTTGCCCCAAGAGTATAAATCTTTGACATCTTGTTGATGAACTTTTTAGTAATATTCATCTCATATACAGGAACTTCCTGAAAAGGAATAGCGTCAAAGTAAGGCTTGATGTATTGATGTATTGATGTGCCTGTATAAAAGTTTAAATAAGTTTCTATTTCTTTTCTCTTAGCACTAAGCCGTTGCAACTTAGCATCTTGGATGGATTGTCTGATTAAATCTTTAGCGTATTGTGCCATTTATTACCCTCTTTTTTTCTATCTACAAATTTTATGCCTTGCTGTTTGATTGGAAAGCGATTTAGCATGAAGTATCTTAACATATCGCAACCATGGTCATGATAACCATCCTTAACAGGAATCTCTTTTAAGTCCTTGCCCTCTTTATGTTCAGGATAGCGATAATTCTCCAAATCCTCTGCTAATCCCATACAATTGTTATTTAAATGTAGCCTGCGTAAGCCATCAGCATTCTCAATGAAGCTTCTAACATGAGAAATACCTACTTCTAATTTACGACTAATTTTATCACGAACAAAGCGAACATTCATTCCATTCCTACGAAATTTTTCAATATCTCCCATTCCAGAAGAGGATTGGACTGCACTACCTGCAGGGTCTCCAAAGGAGGCTATTACATTGTATTTAGCTTGCTTATTTTTACATACATTGATAAGATCGTCAGTAGTTATTCTTTCCTGATGAATAAACTCGTCAATAACATTAATATGTTCTATCCCATCTATTGTGTAGACTTGAAACCAAGCAGCAGCAGGCATTCTAAAGCCAAAATCAATACAAGCGTAAGTAGGGAGAGTTGGTTGGTAGGGGAAATTGCCCAAATCCTTCATTCTATCAAACGGATAAACACGACCAGCAAAAGAAGTGAACATTGCCCCATATTCTTGCTCGAAAACTTCTTGAGCCATGTTTCTTTTAGCTTCGATAAGATCAGAATCCTCTAATCCCTCAGGATAAGCATACTGATTTTCCCAAGAAGGACTGTTAAAGGATGTCCATTCCTCGTCTTTTTTGCCAAGAAGGAATTTTTCATATACCCAGTTATACCCCTCAGGGGTAGTTATGAATAATGCTTTTCCTTTTCTATCTGAAAGAGTAGGGCGTAAATACATGTCCCAAACAGTAGCTTTCTGCTTGGCAGCTTCATCGAGAACGAGGTAGTCAAGCCCCTCACCAACTAATGAGGGAGGATTATCTGCTGATTTCCCCTCGAAGATTGAACCCCATTCTGTTTCTATAAACATATCCCTGTATGATGCTCGCCTTGTTGGTACGCCCTGGTTTGTTATAAGCTCATGCCAAACTTCTCGAAACACTTTCTCTGCCAATTGGTAGCTGGGAGCAACAACCCATGCTCTCTTTTTAGGTTGCGTAATTACAGCCTCAATTTCCTTGGCTGCAGCTACCGACTTTCCCCATCTCCTGCCACAAACAGCAACAGTAAATCTGGCATCCTTCTCAGGGAAGTGTAACTTATCTTGTCCAGTATGAGGGAAGTAGTTCGTAAACTTGAAATACTTCCTTTTATAACTAATTAAATCATTTTTCATAAAAAAAGTCTTGACTTATATACTAAAATGGTTTATTTTCTTATATTATATATATATAATATATATATATATATATTAATAATAATAATTATATAATCTAAAAGAAAGAAAAAAAGAATAAAAAAGAAAGGAAAGGTCTTACCAGCTTGAAACCCATTCAACTTCAACTTCTTCATCTTGATACTTATATGTTACTTTTGTGCTATCACCTGTTACTAAATATTTCATAAATGAACAATCCTTATCTTTTGAGAAATGACTGTGATCCACCTCACATTGAGAGGGGCAAGTGTAACCACTCATTGGATACCTATCAAGGTAGTAGCCCCAATGAGCTACAACAGCTAAAAACCCAGCAAAAATTATATTTCCAACAATTTGCGATTACCTTGCACCTTCCCAAACTTATCAATTTCTTTTTTTTCAAGCTCATCCCACCAAGCTTCCCTCTTACCTTTACTACTACGACCTCTACCCAAAAGTTCCATACCAACTGCTTCAGCTCTCTTCCTACGATCATACATAAACTTCTGATTTCTCTGTTCTCTTGCTTTAAACTTGGCATCATAAGTGGCTAAATCTAACCTTGTTTTCTCAAGTTTTGTACGAGCAGTCGGAGCGTCATTATCAGGGTTACGATCAGGAAGATCATCCATGCTGTCAGAGAGGCTAGAAACTTGGTCAGCAACAGAAATAGCTCCATCGGTAATTTCTTTATTATCAACAAATTCAAATTCTGCATCTTCTGTCTCCATATTTAAAAACTTTTCAAAAGGACTCTCAACCTGTATCTTAACTCTTGTATCTAATTTACCAAAATGCTCTAAAATCAATCTACCTGCTTGGACATTACCTTCCTTTGCCTCACGGATCATTGCACCTACAACGTGGGGAAGCTCTGAACCTGCAACTTCCATGTATCTTTTATACCAAGCATCTATGAACGCAGGGTCTCTAAGCCAAGTTCTAACCATAGTTGGGTGTACATCTACCTTTGCTGCTATCTCTTTAACTGTAATACTTGGAGACATCGCAACCAGTTCAACTGCTATCAATTTTGAGCTTGTCTTTCTAGTAATTCTAGTATCTGCCATGCATATAATATATAAAACATTTCAATATCTTTTCAAATTAAATATATAATTCAAATTCTTTTCAAATAAAAATGTGTGAGAGTGATATGCGAAAAAAAAATCAAATTCATCCCCCTACCCCCCCTCCTCCTCGAGAAAAATAAAAAAAAAGACTTGTTTTTTAAATATAAATTTAATTTGAAATTAATTTGAAAAGGGTAAATCCTCGTCGAGAAAAAGTGCTTGGAATTGTCAGAAATAGTTTTGTAGCAAAAAAAATACTAGGATATAAAGTATAT